CTAAAAAAGTAGCTGAGGAAACTGCTGCTAAGATAGCCATGAAGCAAGCCGAGACAAAAGCAGCTGAAGAAGCTGTAAAAAAGGAAGCTGAGGAAAAAGCTACTGCAGAAGCAGAGGCCAAGACCCAGCAGGAAACAGAAGTCAAAACAGCTATTGCAACTGGTGTTGAATCAGGTGCAGAGCGTTTGATGGAAGACATTCGCAAGGAATTCGAAGATGAGAAAGCCAATACTGCGGAAGTCATTAACAAATACAAGAAGGACCTTGAAGAGAAGCAAGCTGAAATTGAAGCTATGCAGAAAAGCAAGCGTGACTTCTCTGGACGTGGAAAGAGCGATCTTACTTCGTTTGGTAAAGAGCTTCTTCAAGCAAAAGTTCTTGGTGCAATCACTAGGAAGGGTTATGAAACCAATTTTGCTAAGACCGTATTCGAAAAAGCTGGCGTAGACTTTACATCAACTACTTCTGCTGGTATCGATGTAATCGTTTCTCAGCAGTTTGAAAACGAAATGCGTCAAGACATGAAGATTGCTCCTCTCTTCCGAGAGATTCAAGTAGCATCTGGTGCCACTGTACTGCCTTTGGCTCCCGACTCTGGAGCAGCCACATTCAGCACAGCTGGTGTAGGTGATTCATCTAACCAACTTTCCGATGCAGGCGATAATAACTACACAGTTAGCCAAGTAATTCTGCAAGCTCACAGACTCATCGCTGGTACTTATATCTCCAACGATACTGATGAGCAAATCGTATTGACTGTGTTACCAATTGTTACTTCCGCACTTGCACGTGCTCACGCAGTAGCAATAGATAAGGCCCTTCTTGTTGGTTCTGGTGCTGGTAATATCTCTAAAGGTCTTGCTGGTGATAACGGTGCTGATGATGGAGGCGGGTATGCAGACGCAGTTACAACTGCTGTAAGCGCTGCTGATGGTGCAGGTTCTATTAATGCTGATGGAACTGAAGAAGTGGTTCCTGCTGACCTTCTCCAAATGAGAAAAGAGATGGGCAAGTACGGTATGGATCCTTCTCGAGTAGCATACATTGTTCCTAATGATGTATACTACGAGTTGATTGATGTGTCTGGCTTTACAGATGTAAGTGAAGTTGGAAACGATCTTGCTACCAAGTTAATTGGTCAAGTTGGTTCAGTATTCGGTTCACCCGTAATTGCAACCAATCAGTTGACTAATAACTTAGGCAATTCTGGAACTCCTACTACAACTGCAGCTATTGCTGTAAATATGGATAACTATGTAATTCCTCGTTTACGTGGCGTTAACATAGAGACTGAGTACAGCGTGAAAGATCAGCAAAACGTGATCGTTGCCTCACAATCTCTCGGATTTGCCGAGTTATTTAATGGAGCTGGAAGTGATATTCCTGCGAGAAGGTTACCTTTCTCATAAACCTCTGACTAAGATTACCTCGGTAATCTTTAGAAACTGGGGGAGGTTTTCCTCCCCTAAGTTTTTACTAATTAACTTATGGCTGACTTAATTACATTACAAGACTATAAAACGGCAGAGGGCATTTCGGCTCCAAAAGACGATGCTCGCTTAAATGTTATTATACCTTCTGTTAGTCAATTAGTAAAAACTTATTGTGGAAACAGTATTGTAGATTTTTATTCATCAAATAAAACAGAAACATTTAACATTAACTGGTCTACTCACATAGTTCAGTTAACAGAAAGTCCCGTTAATTCAGTAGTAACTGTGAAAGAAAGAGACTCTTATGGGTCCGCTTACGTAACACTTACTACAGGTGCTCAGGAGTATTTTTTATCTCCTGATACGGACAGTATTTTTCGCACAACTTCTGCAGGTTATAAAAACTGGCCAAGAGGAGTGGCCGCTGTAGAAGTAGTATATACTGCAGGGTACAGCGCAGTACCTGCAGATTTAAAGTTAGCTGTTTTAGACTTAGTTACATACTATTTAAAAGATGAGCATAAACAAAGACAGTCGATAGCTGGAGCAAGCATACAAAATGCCTCTAGCTCATCACAACGAGACAATGTAGCTTTTCCAGACCACATTAAGAGAGTCTTAGACTTGTATAAAACTTACTAATGGCCCAAAAAGAACTAGTCGAAAAAGTATTAGCAGACATAGCAAGAGTAAATGCTGATAAAGGCCCGAGTACTAGAAAGGATTTAACAAGGCAAGAAGGCCAGCTTTTAGTAATAAATGTTGGACAGTTTAAAAAAATAATAAAAGGAATTTTTCCAGATATTTCTGATGGACAAGTTGACTTAATATGGAAAGATTGGAGTGGTTATTTATCAACTCAAGCAGCAAAATTATCAGAGGATAGAAAGCAAGAGCTAAGAGAAGCTATGGCTTCTATACCCTCAAGAGCAGGCACTGTTACTTTTATGATAACAGGGTATGACGCCATACGAAAACAGAAAGCAGGCACAGGATTTTTAGGAAATTTTATAAAAAAACATTATGTAAAAGCTTCAAAAGATGGACTAGACATAATAGGAGGAGCCCCTCAAATAGACAAAGAAAAGAAGGGGGTTCAGTTAGGTCATGAACAAGCAGGAGTTGGAGTAGCAACCTCTGCTGTTGCAGTTATGGGTGCAGAAGCACAACTAAGGTCAGGAGGTTTTGACAAACGCAATAAAGCACTAAAACTTATTTATAATTATTACAACGAAATAGGTGTAAGTATAGAGCATACGCAAGTGGTAGATGCAAAAGGAGGAATTAAAAAGGATTATGTTCCTGTTGTATTTTGGCAAAAAGCTCTTACTAACCAAGAAGCCGCAGCCTTAGAGAAAGCAGCAAAGGAGAAGCTAGAGACAGAATTAAGAAAAAATATGGCAACAATGTCTGGTTCTACTCCGCTAGACGAAGCTGTTAGTAAAGTAATTTTCAATGAAGCTGCTCCTGCAAAGAAGAGAAAAGGCACAAAAGTACAAGGAGCAAAACAAGCTAGGGTAAAAGATTCAAGTAAAGCAAGAGAGACTACCAAAACTCGCCAAAAACGAGAAATTGTAACAAATACTGATACTGGAGTAGATTTTAAATCTATTTCAAAATTAAAAAGAAAAAAGTCAGGACAAGCTTTTAGCCCTTTTTCTTTAGTTGCTATGATAAATAAAAACTTGGGTAGAACTGTACGAAAGAATATGAGACTACCAGGTTTACAGAATACTTCAGGAAGATTTGCAAGTAGTGTAAAGCTAGTTGATGTTAACCAAACAAAAAAAGGGTTTTTAAGTTTTGGGTATACTTATGAAAAAAGTCCTTATCAAGTATTTGAAGTAGGAACAGGTCAAGCACCTTGGTCAACTCCAGAACGGGATCCAAGGAAACTAATAGATAAGTCAATAAGAGAAGTAGCTGCTGAAATGGCATTAGGAAGATTTTACACTAGGAGATTGTAATGGCAAATGAAAGAGCGTATACGTCTCGTAGGGCGGGAATAACAACAGCTCTTGCCGAAGCATTAAGTAAAATTGATGGAAGAGGATTATACAAACAATCTGTCGCAGAGACAAGCCCTAGATTAAAGTTCTGGGACGAAGTAGAAGAGTTTCCTGCAATACATTTAAACGCAGGTTCTGAAACAAGACAGTACCAAACAGGCGGGTATAAGGATAGATTTTTAAATGTAACAGTTCGCTGTTATGTAAACCAAGAAGATTCAGTAGCCGCACTAGATGAGTTACTCGAAGATGTAGAAACTGTGTTAGAAGAAAACAGCCAGTTGTTGTATCATGATAGGAACGGGCTAGAGCAGCATACACATCAAATTACTATTATCAGTATTGATACTGATGAAGGTGTTCTCGACCCTCTTGGAGTAGGAGAAATACTCATAGAGGTTCGTTACTAGGAAAATTCTGGCACGAACAGACGTTCACGACCCAGTCTTTTCAAGTTCATAGGGAGATAAACTATGGCACAACAATTATATTTCAGCCGTGATACCCGTATGTTTCTTCAGTTTCGAAATACAACTGATAACACGGAGTTGGCCGCTGATTTAGGAAAAGGCGCTTTGTGGGAGATTCCTGTTCTTGACGGATACAGTTTCTCACAGACAACAAATACGTCAGAGATAACTCTGGCAGAAATGGAAAGTAGTGCTGGTATAAGTAGACGAGGTCGTCGTATGTTTACAGACTCCTTGGCTCCTGCCGAATGGTCTTTTAGTACCTACATTCGTCCTTTCAAGTCTCTTGCGGGTTCAGTCGCTTCAGGGGTAAAAGCAGCAGACGCAGCAAACGAAACTCATGCAATCGAAGAGGCGCTTTGGGCTTCCATGTTCGGAGCAGATAAGTATAATAACAATAAGTTTGTAAGAAACGTACAACCTGTATCTGGTAGTGAGACAGATGTTATTGCTCCTGGAGCAGATAGTAGTGTTATTACTATTCAAGAATCTAACCGATCTGCACTGCACTCATTTGTACTATACTTTATGATTGAAACTGATACTACAAATCCTCTGTTATATCGTATGCCTGAGGCTATAGTAAACGAGGTTACTGTTGATTTTGATGTTGACGGAATTGCTACTCTTAACTGGAGCGGCTTCGCAAAAGAAATTCAGGATCGAACAGCAAATGTTAAAGTAAGTGCTGGTACTACTGTAGCAGTTGCAAATGCACATGGAACAGGATCTAATTTAGCATTGGGCGATCTCATTGTTGATACAAATAATAGTAGAGCAGTTCATATTGCGACTAACGTAGGTTCAACAAACGCAACAATTTTACAAGCAATTGATGAGTCTACCACAAGTACACAGAACTTTATTCGTAATCGATTAACGTCTGTAGCTATTGAAGCTGCTGACCAGAGTGATAAAGTGGCGGGAACATTCCCCGGGCAAAGTGTAACTGTTACAGCTATTACGGAAGCTAACCCTGCCGTAGTAACTGCAGCGGCTCATGGGTTTGCAGCTGGAGATGTAGTACGAGTAACAGGAACTTGTGGAATTTCAAAATCTGGAGCAGACGTTCTTAACGGAGTGGATCTTACTATTGCTTCCGTTACAACCGATACATTTACAACGGGTCTAAACCTATCTTCAGGAACTTCAGGATCCTTTAGTGGAACACCTGTTGCTGCAAACGGTAAGTACAGTCTAACACTGACTGGAGGTAGCTTTAACATTGGAAACAATATTACCTACCTTGTACCAGAAGAATTGGGTGCAATTAACAAGCCACTAGAACATGTAACAGGAACACGAACCGCTACAGGTAATGCAACTTGTTACTTAACTCTTGAAGATACTGATAGTAGTAATGGTACTTCTCGACAGTTCTTTAATGACTTAGTGGGTACAGGCGCAATGAATAAAGTTGTGAATAAGTTTAAAGTAACTATGGCCATTGGTGGAACCGCTGCTACAGCAAACGCCACTGACCCTGCACTACAGCTTATATTCCCAACTGCACACATTGAAGTTCCGACACACTCTATCGAAGATGTTATTTCACTTGAAACGAACTTCACGGCACTTCCAACGGACTTTGGATCTGCGGATGAGATAACTTCTATCACTTACTTCAAACCTGCAACATACTAACGATAAGGGGCTTCGGCCCCTTTTTCCCCTCACCCCCACAAAAATAATTCTTGACATTTTTTGTGTTTTACCGTATAATTAAATTTTAAATTAAGGATCAAATAGATGCCAGAGACACCACAAACACCCCAGCAAAAGCCTGCTGTTTCATTAAAGAGTCTTATGACTCCAAGCAAAACAGTAAGTATAGAGTACCCTAGATTTAAAGGAATGACAATAGATCTTTGTTATTTGGCTAGGGAAGAGTTAATAAAGCTTCGTAAGAAGTGTATGAGTACAAAATGGGATAAAAAATCTCATCAGCCTCTGGAAGAGTTTGACGAAGAAAAGTTTATTGTTCACTATTGCACAGCAGTTGTAAAAGGTTGGAATGGCTTAAAATACAAGTACCTAGAAGAGCTTCTTTTGGTAGATATTAGCGGCCTTGAACCTGAAGATTGCTTGCCTTATACCCAAGAAAATGCTGAGTTGTTAATGAAAAATGCTAATGACTTTGATTCCTGGGTGACAGAAACAGTGGGTGACCTCGAAAATTTTACTGGAAGCAAGTAGACGAAATAAAAAGTCTACTTGTAAGATTTGTTAATGAAACAGATCAAAAAATGGACAGAGAAAAATACCTTCGTATCTGTGAACAACTAGGGCAAGAGCCTGATCCGTCTAAAATGCCGCTTGATATGTCTGACTTTCCAGAAGATGTTCAAGTGGCTTTTTTTATGCACGATTTATTGTCGGATCATTGGGACGGTATGTCAGGCCACTACTTAGGAAAAAACTGGAATCAATGCGAGCACTTGTTTAATTTATACGATATAGAACGTAAAGATCGTACCACCATGCTATATTTTATGAAAATGTACGAAAGAGAATTAGTAGAATCAAGAGCAAAAGAACAAGAGAGAAAAAGAAAAGCAGAAGAACGAAAAACGCAAACAGCGGGTAAAACATACACCCATAATGTAAGAGGATAATGGCTAAGAAAAATCAAGTTTTTATAGATATAGTAATCGACGACCAAGGTACGACGAAGCGCGTTGCTGTAAATGCAAAAAAACTTGGTGTAGCTCTTGATGATGCTGGAGTAGCTACAGACAGAGCTGCAAAAGGCACCGATAAATTAGGCAAATCAAATAAAGACTTAGACCGAAATTTGCGGGGTGCTGCAAATATGACGTCTAATGGCACAAAACAATTCTCAAAAATGCAACAGGGCATGGGAGGTCTTGTATCTGCATATGCTACTCTTGCTGCTCAGGTGTTTGCAGTTTCTGCCGCCTTTCAATTCCTCTCAAGAGCTAGTGAAATAACAAATCTAATTGAAGGCCAGAGAGCAATGGGAAATGTTACTGGTGTCGCGTATGCAACAATTACAGATAGAGTTATTGAAGCTACAGATGCTCAGTTAAGGTATGGAGACGCTGCTAGAGCCGCAGCAATAGGTACGGCAGCGGGATTACAAGCAGGACAGCTCACGGAACTTGCAAATGCAGCAAAAAATGCATCCTTTGCTTTGGGCCGAGACCTAACAGATTCATTTAATCGACTAATTCGTGGTGTTACAAAAGCAGAACCAGAACTCTTAGATGAATTAGGTATAATTCTTCGACTTGAAACTGCAACAGAAAAATATGCTCAATCAATAGGCAAGTCCAGAACAGAGTTAAATGAGTACGAAAGAACCCAAGCTGTAACAAATGAGGTTCTTGAGCAGGCACAAAGAAAGTTTGCTGCCATAGAAGCTCAAATGGATCCCAATGCTGCCGCCTTAGCGCAATTTGCAAAGTCTTTTGATGATTTAGTTCGGGGATTTCAAGAGATGCTAATAACGGGGCTTCGTCCTGCATTACAATTCTTATCTGAAAATACCGCAGCATTAACTGCTTCACTAACTCTTTTTGCTATTCCTATTTTAAGAGCAATTCTTCCTAGTTTGGGTGATTGGGAAGAAAGTACTAAAAAACTTGAAAAAAGAAATAGAAGATTTTTTAACGCGTATAAGACAGGTCTTAAAGATAGTGGTGAAGAACTCAATACTTTTATAAAAACACAAAAACAGCAAGAAAAAGAAGCAACAAAAAGAGCAAGAAAAATTTTAAAAGGTACAGAAAGTTCTGCAGGTGTTGATTTCTTAAGAGGAGAAGGAGAATCTGGCGACAGAAGAAAACAAGCTGCCGCTAGAAAAATTATAGAAACTGCTCTTCAGCAAACAAAAGATGGAAAAGATGCAGAAACAGGGTATTTAAAAGGAAAAAATAGAGAGCAAGTTTTAGACGTTCAAAAATCTTATAGTGCAAGAGTAGCTGCTGCAAAAGCTGCAAATAAGAAAACTATTCTTTCTTTTGATTTTGCGTTTAAAGTAATAAAAGGAGGAATTTTAGGCGTTGGAACTGTATGGCAAGGAGTAATGGTAGGTATGGCAAGAGCAGCAACAATAGCGGCTGCAGCTATTAACTTTGCTTTTAAAGCGACAGCAATTATTGGAGTTCTTACATTATTATATGAAGCGGGAAAAGCTTTATTTCGTTTTTTCATTCCTCTAACGGAGCAGCAAAAAAGACAAAATGCCATAGTGGAAGAATTAGGTGATTCTTATGGTAAATTATCAGAGCAAATGCAAGGAGCAAGAAAAGCTAGGGAAAGTTTACTCGCAGGAGCCGATCGACAAATAAATGTTGGTAATATACTTGCAAGTTCTGATGTTGATAATGTAATAAGTGGTATAAATAAGATAACAGAGCTAGATACAGATAGTGATGCCTATGAAAATCTTAAAAAAGATCTATTATCTGTAGTCAGAGAGCTAGGTAGAATAGATCCAAAGTTCAAGGAGCTTAATAAAAATCTTAGTGAAGGAAAAACTGTTTCAGCTGAACAAGGAAAAGCAATTAAATCTCTTGCAAATGATTACATAGATTTAGGTGTTCGATTAGCAAATGTTCCAACTTTAATTAAAGAGGCAAACGATGCTTTTGCTAGCTTAAGTGCAAGTATAAATAATACTCCACTTTCAAATTTAGTTGATAGAACAGATAAAGCTCTAGATGGGCTAGATTTAAGAGTTGAAAGCTCAAATAAAACTCTTAGAGCCTTTCTTAAAGAGCAACAAGACGCGGTTAAGACCGCAGCAGAAATAGCAAAAATTCAAGCAACAGCCACAACTTTGTTTAGTAAAGGGTTTCTTAATGTCTATACTGATGCAAATTTAGAAAGACTAGAGGAGCTTATGGCCTCTGATGAGTTTAGAACTGATGAACAATTATCTGCGATTCTAAAAAGTATAGAAGCAACGATTGACCTTATAGAGGCGGACGAAGATTTAAGAAAAGCCCAACAAAGAAGATTTGACTTTGCAAATAAAAAAGAGCAAGAGATATTAAGACTTCGACAAGGTAGTCTAAAAATATCAATCGAAGATGCCAAAAGAAGATCACGGGGCGAAAGCGTATACGCAAAAACTATAAATTTAGAAGAAGAAAGAAATAAATCCAGACAAAAATTAGTGGGCGCGCAAGAAAAACTGATAGCTGCAGAAGTAGCAATGTTTGAATTAGAAGGGGACAAGTTACAGACTGCGCTAGAAAATAGAACAGCAATGGAGTTAAATCTAGAGCTTGTTCGAGCAGAAGTTGATTTTGAGCAAAGAGTGCTTGACTTTAAAGAGAGACAGTTGGCTACTGAAATGAGGATGCTAGCTGTTTCAATGAGACAACAAGCACTTGATAAAGCTAGTGGAGCCCTTAGAAGAGACTTAGATTTTTCTAAGGCAACTGGAGCAGGGACAGAGGAAGCACTAAAGAGGCAAAGAACTCTGCAAAGACAGCTTTTAGAAAATGCAGTACAAAATGCAAAAGACGAAGTATTAAAGGCAGAAGCAGCAAGAAAGGATGTCCAAGATCAAATTCGCAGAGACGTTGAAAGAAAAGTAACCGCACGAGATATACTCGATCCTAGTGGCACAAGAATTTTAACAGAACCAGAGTTCTCTGCCAAAATGGATGCTAGAAAAGACACAGCAGTAGCTACTAGCCCTGAGGGGCAAAGAGAGTTTCAGGCACGAGAAAGATTAAGACAAGCAGAATCTGCCCTAGAGATAGATAAAAATAGATTATTAACGTTTAAAAATCAAAACATAGAATTAGTTGAACAAGCTAAAAACCAACTGGCGGCTGTAGGCTTTACACAAGCTCATGTACTATTTAATGAAAGACTTCTCGAAGCAAAACGACAAGGCGTTATATTAACTGATATAGAGTTAGATAAATTAAAAGAGCAGACAATACAAACAGTAATGTTAACAGAAATTGCAGCGTCAAAACAGCAGTTATTTTTCTCCATAGGCGATAGCATTGCAGGTGCATTTACTTCAATTATTGATGGGTCAATGTCAGCTAAAGATGCATTTAAGCAAATGGCTAAATCTATTCTTGCTGATATACTTTCAATGGTTGTTAGGTTAACTGTAATGAGAGCTCTTATGAGCTTTCTACCTTTTCCAGGAGGTGGAAGCGTAAATCCTTCGCTCGGAACGACCGACCTCATGTTTCCAGGTATGAATGTACCAGGAGCAGTAGTATCTAGAATGGGAGGAGTTTTTGAACCAAAAGGGTATAGAATGGGAGGAAAGGTAAAAGACTATTCTACAGGAGGAATTGCAAGAGGCTCCGATCATGGGTATCCTGCCGTTTTACATGGACGAGAAGCCGTAGTTCCTCTCCCAAGTGGTGATAAGATACCTGTTGAGTTAAATGGAGCAGGTGGGCAACAAAACAATGTAACTGTAAATGTTTCGGTAAATAATGATGGCACAGCAACAACAAATACTGAAGGAAATTCAGGAGGAATGGAAAACTTAGGAAGACTGGTTGCAAAAGCAGTACAAGACGAGTTAGTTGAACAAAAACGAGCAGGGGGCATACTAAGTCCTTATGGAGCAATGTAATGGCCATTGGATTCACAGTACCTAATATAACGGATAGAAAAGTTATTCCCGATAAAAACATGACTCGAAGTAGCACACCTAGAGTTTTGATGCAAAGCTTTGGGGACGGCTATGAGCAAAGATTAGTGCAAGGTATAAATAATATTACTGAAGAATACGCTGTTTCGTTTGTGAATAGGGCAAAAGCAGAAGCAGATGATATTATGGCTTTTTTTGATACAAACGGAGGAGCAACTGCCTTTGATTTTACAATACCCGATACAAATTCTACGTCTACAACTACATCTGTTCTTGCATCAGCTCCTATCGGAAGTTTAACACTGTCACTCACTGCAGCAAATCTTGATATTGTGCCAGGAGCAACCCTTACAGGTACAGGAGTTGATGCAATAGGAGGACAGCCAGTAGTAACAGAGAATCAAGCTCCATCAGCGGTTGTTATTGTTGATCAAGTACAGACAATCGATAACGGAACTACTTTAACTTTTACAAATCCAAATGAAAAAACGATAAAAGTAGTTTGTGATGAATATAGTCTTGTCTATGCTCAAGTCGATAATTATACAATTAGTTGTACTTTTAGAAGAGTATATGAGCCATGAGCCAAGAGTTATCAGTAGATATATCAAAACAAGCGATATCATCAGGTTATTTACAGTTTTTTGAACTTGAAATTGGCTCAGGTAGTGTAAATAAGTTATATTTTCATGATGGAAAAAATGAAAATATCGCTGATATAACTTTTGATGGAAACACATATATCTCACTACCAATTCAAATGACTGGTGTAGAAGTAACCACAACTGGAACTATAAATAGGCCTTCTATTACGGTAGCAAATGTTGAATCCGTTTTAAAATCACAATCAAAATTCAAAACAGAAATGAGAGAAGCCGATTGGGATGCCAGTGTTGGTGGTTTAGGAATAACAAACTCAAATTTTAGATTAGATGATTTAATAGGCTCAAGATTAGTTAGACGAAGAACATTAGAGAAATATTTAACAAGTAATCCAACTGTAGAATTTCCAAAAGACACCTACATTATTGATCGCATAGCGACTAAAACAAGTATGTATGTTTCTTTTGAGCTGTCTTCTCCACATGATTTGATAGGATTTAGACTTCCTTCAAGAGCTGTTGTTGGAAAATACTGTCCCTGGAAGTATCAAGGGGCTGCTAGTAATGTTATTGCTTCTGATAAACAAGGTGCGTGTGTTTGGAAAACAAGTGAACAAATTAATCTTGGGTCGTCAACTGCTAGTGTTTATTTTACAGAAAATGATGAACCTATAGTATTATCGACTGCTTTAGTAGCTGCAAGTGCGGCTTATAATAACTCTACAAGTTACAGCCTTGATGCTATAGTTGTCGATGGCGGTGTTTACTATCAATCGATGACTGATTCAAATCAAGGAAATGCGAGAACTAATGAAGTATTTTGGAGAATTCTTAGAAGTTATACAGTGTGGTCTTCGGACACGGGAGTAACTTATACTGTTGATACAGACGACCCTCAAAAAAATTCTTATGTTTTGCATGATAATACAATATGGAGAGCTTTAGTGGGGCACACAAGATCAGCCACTATAGAGCCTGACTTTGACTCTCCATATTGGAGCAGGGCTGATATTTGTGGAAAGCTAATAAAATCATGTAAGTTAAGGTACCAAGCAAGAGGTACAAATAATAATACAGGAACAAATTTTATTCCTTCAACAACTTTTTCAACTGGAGCTGTTCTTCCTTTTGGTGGGTTTCCAGGAAGCCGAAAGTTTAGATAATGCAGCTACATGAACAAATACGAGAACACTTTGAAAAAGAGTACCCAAGAGAGGGCTGTGGTATTATATCTGTAGTACAGGGAAAGGAAAAGTGGTTTCCCTGTACAAATATAGCGGAAGAAAATAATCACTTTGTCATAGATACCAAAGAGTATTTAAAAATAGCAAGAACCTCAGATATAATAGCTATAGTACACAGCCACCCTGATGAGTCGTCAGAACCGAGTGAATTAGATATAAATATTTGTAATGCTATGGGTAAAAAGTTTTATATATTTAGTTACCCAGACATGGATCTAACGGTTGTTGAGCCTAAGATAAATACTGCGGAACTTTATGGCAGAGAATATGAGTTTGGAAAAGCAGACTGTTTTGAGGCGATGAGAGATTACTTACTTACTCAAAATATTCAGTTGCCCGCAAGAGCAATGTTTGTAGAAGATTACTGGCATAAGGGAGTAGATTATTTTTGCGAAGATACAATAAAAAACTGGGGAGGGTATCCAGTAGACATTCAAACAGACTTACAGGTAAATGATGTTTTAATTTTTAAGATTTACTCAGATATAAATAATCATTGTGGAGTATATTTGGGTAATGATATATTTTACCATCATGTTGAGGATAGACTCTCATGTAGAGAAAACTTATATCCAAAATGGATAAAATGGCTAGTAGGAGCATATAGATATGCAGCGTAACGTATATATTGAAGGAGAAATGGGAGAGCTATTTGGCTCTCATATGGTTGTTAATGCGCCTAGAGTTAGTGATGCGTTAAAGCTACTTGATGCGAATAATGACGGCTTAAAAAAATATCTTATTGACTGCCATGAGAAAGGTGTTCAGTTTGCAGTAGAGGTTGCGGGTGAAGAACTTGAATATACAGAAGAACTTTTATTACCATTAGGAGAAGGTGATATAATAATTACACCTGTTCCTGAAGGCGGTGGTAGCGGGTTTAAAAAACTTTTAATGGGTATTGTTATACTTATTGCAACTTATCTTACGTTCGGAAAGGCCTTAGGACTCATGTTAGGAGGTGGAGGAATGACTCTTGGGGCATTTGCAGGAATGGTAGGATTTTCTGTCGGAATGAGTCTTGCAATGGCAGGCCTTGGTGAGATGATGGCACAAGACCCCTCTACCGATAGCGATCAAGAGCAGTCTTATTTATTCAATGGTAATGAACAAAATGTAATAGAGGGAGACCCTGTTCCTGTATTATATGGGCACTTAAGAATTCCTGGCCAACCAGTTAATTTTGAATTATCAAATTTTAAAGCATCAGGAAGTAAACACAATCCCTTTCAAATGGGTCGTAGAGGAGATGTTCAAAGAGAACAAGATATCGAAGATGCACTTGATGCTCTTCCCTTTTCATTTTAAATTATGAGTACACAAGCAGGCATACAATCTATAGATAGAAGGAAGTCTTCTACTGAAAATGATAGAATTCAGGGTATTGGTGGGAGTAGAACTCATCAAAATGTTGCCCTTACAGACATACTATCAGAAGGCCCCATTGAAGGGCTCGTAGAAGGCGGTTCTAGTATATTTTTAAATGGAGATCCTTTGTTTGCTGAGGGAGAGGCTCCTTTTATACCTTTAGACTCAGTAATTGCCTCTGGTTCCTCTGGAGCAAATACAATAACCTTAAATTCTTCAACTTCTCAAACAAAAGGAGAGGAAGATTTATTTATAGGTATATCAGAAGCTGTTAATACTTCTGTTAGTATGAGCTCTCCTAATCCTATAATGACTAATCTTTTCGCTGGAGTTTCAGGATTTACCTGTACACTAACGGCTTCCAGCGCTATTTTTTCTGCTGATATGGTGCATACTCCAAGTGCTCACAGTAATATAAGTGCTGCAAACTTAGATCATGGAGATGGAATTGTTTATTTAACTTTAAACAGCGGAAATGTTCTTGTTGGATTTATAAGCGCATTTACAAGTAGCACTGTAGTAACTTTTACTACAAATCATGTATCAGATTATACGCTATATGTTACAACAGCAGATACTGCAGTAAGTAATTCCCATCCTGTTAGACTAGATTTATACTATAAAGTTTCTAATATTTCGGGCACTACTGTAACTTTAACCGGTAATTTAAACGCAACTTTTAGTGCAAAAAATGTAATTTATCAGACTACAACCGTTAACAGCGATCCTTCGAGTAAAAAGTATCCTGGATCTACTTATCAATTTAGAACAGGCACAGAAAATCAAGCGGTTATAAATAGTGTGAATGGAGAAGGTTCAAGCACACTTCCACTTACTCTACCTTCAGGTGCTTTAACAAAAAATACAGCAAAAACTATAACAGCAGCTAATCTTACAGGAGGACAAAAAAGTGAAGTAGATACTGCTAACTTCATAATTACATATCCTAATGGGCTATATTTTTATGATGACTCAAACGGTGATGAATATCGCTGTGGAGCAGCCTATAGGGTTGAGCTAGGGATACAAAGACCAGGAGGCTCGATGGTTTTTGAAGCTCTTGGCGGAAATAACTCTCCAAGTCAGAGAGTTTCTGGAATAGGAAACACTGGAGAGTCTTTAATTGCGCATGATGCATTGAAAAAATCTGCGATTACTTTTGAGTACAGAATTGACCTTACACCTTATCAGCCTTTCACGGAGTTTTCTATAAGAGTTACTCGGTTAACAAACCATGGAACCACTGATGATGGAGTTGATTATACAAGAGGAGTAAGAGGCTTACACAGAGGCGCAAAGGCTTTAGAAACTTTAAATGAAGCTAAATTTAAAATGGTGGGGCAGGCAACTATAACTGCCGCTACTGCAGTAATAAAAGAAAAACTAAACTATCCTTTCACAGCTTTAGCAAATGTAGGCTTTAGCTCGAAATCTTTTTCAAGTGTGCCCAAAAGATCGTATGAAGTAAAAGGATTAAAAATACAAGTTCCTTCCAATTATGTTACTAGAGATGAGAATGTTGGAGAAACAACATATCCTGGTCAAGTTGCTACATATAAAAGAAATGTCAGCACACTAGTCATAGAAACGACTAATCAAGCGTGGGATGGAAACTTTAGAAACAAAAAAGTTTATAGTAATAATCCAGCATGGGTCTTTTATGATATATTAACTAACAATAGATATGGGCTAGGTCTGTGGTTATCTGAGTTAGATATAGATAAATATGCACTGTACAAAATAGGAAAATATTGTGATGAACTAGTTCCGGATGGGAAAGGAGGTAAAGAACCAAGATTTACTGCTAACTTATACTTGCAAAAAGCTACTGATGCATATAAAGTTTTAAAAGACATGGCAACAATTTTTCGCGGTATGTTATACTGGATGGACAGTCAACTTACCCCAGTTATAGATGAGAAGAGGGAGCCTGTTTATTCTTTTTCAAAAGCAAACGTAATAGAAGGCCAGTTTGAGTATGAAGGCACAGGAAGCAGAACAAGAGCAAATCAGTATGTTGTTAGTTGGAATAATCCCGACTCTCAATATAAGCTAGAGCCCTTAGTTGTAGAGGACCGTAGAAACATAGCGCAAACAGGCAAAATTATAAAAGAAACTGCCGTTGCCTTTGGGTGTACTTCTGAAGGACAAGCTTTAAGATACGCAAAATGGAAACTTTGGACAGCAATAAATCAGACGGAAGTAGTATCTTTTAAGACAGGAGTAAATGCTTCTTTTCTTTCTCCCGGTGATGTAATAACTGTAACAGATGACTCTGATTTTAACTTGCCTTTTAGTGGGCGAGTAAGTTCATACACAGAGAGTGGCGGAGTAAAATTAACTTTAGACAGAGACATTGATTCATCGCTGCCTGTTTCCGACCATACTTATAGTGTTACTGTTGTTATACCAAAGGTTGCCGCAGTTTTAAACCAAGATTCAGCAACTATTGGAGGAGTCTCTTACTCAAGAGGAGAGGTGGTAACTCAAGCCAGAATAGTTGCTGGAGGGTCTCAAGTAAATCTTATAATTAATGGTGATACAAGCGCAGAAACGAATCTAAAAATTTGTAATGCACTGGACGATTCTAATAATGCGCTTTCTCTTTTGCTAAATACGTCAACTGTAGTGGAAGAAAGAAACTTAAGTGGAACTGCCACAGTTGGTGGAGTATCTGTACAAGTTCCTACAGCAGCCGTAGATGGTAAATCAACCCTTCAATTAGCGTCAGCACTAAATGAGGAGGCAGTAAGTGATTTAACGGAAGCTATATGGGCAATTAAACAAATTCAAACTTCAACAGGGGCAAAGACTTTAGGTTCTGCCAAAGAATACAAAGTACTAGGAGTTCTTGAAGAAGAGAATGGGATTTATGGTATATCTGCCGTGGAGCATTACAATCAAAAGTTTGATTCTATTGAAGAGACTTTTAGAGTGGCTGTGGTTGACCCTGTTTTCCCTCCAGAACCCGATACTACACCCCCAGAACCGACTAAACTCAGAATTTTAAGAGTTCCAATTCGTCACAGAGAAGGCGAAGAAATTCGCGTAGAGTGGGAGGCTCCTAGTTCATACGATTATATTAAGGGTTTTATTTTAACTCATAATTTTAATAATGATTTTGAATTTGAAGAGACATTTATAAGAGGAGCAACAAGTCTTAGTAAAGTATTTACGGGCCTAAGAGATGGGGTATACCAAGTCAGTGTAAGAACTGTTAGTGGTTTTGATAAGAGATCCAAGCCTATAACTCAAAATGTAGAGATAGTTGATATTTTTGGAGGAGGAGATCGATTTAGAGGTATTTTAAGAGGAGGAAGCTCATCTAGTCCACTCGATATGAATAGAACGTCGGGTAAAGTATTTTTTAAAAAGTCCTCATATAGGATCAGTCCTTTAGTAGCTGCCCAAGCTGGAATAGGCGACTCTGGCACGGAAACAGTAAAAGCAAATAATACTAGTAATGCATCTTCTATTAGTCAAACAGTAACTGCTTTGGCAAATGCTAACTGGCCAGGGTATAAGAATGAAAACGATGCCAGGTCGGGACAATTATTTTATGACTACTCAAATGCTGATCACGGGTCAAACGACCCTATACGTCTCATTGCTTGGAGAAGGGATGACACTTTAGATATTGATTACTGGTATGACGCAGATAAATTTTTGGCAAATGCTAATAATATTTGGACAAATATAAGTGGTACTGTTGCAGTTGCAGCAGATTCAAATAAAGTAGTAGGTACAAATACAAGTTTTACAAGTTTAGATATTACAAGAACCTTAAAGTTTTCTTCCACCCAAGCAGCAAAAATTGCATTTATTGAGAGCGATACCGTACTCTATTTGGACAGAACTTTTAGTACACAAGTTTCTTCTGGAACTACTGCCGCAGCAGATGAGTTAGCGATAGACTTTGCAAATGATTTCTTACTAGGAGAAGTTACATTTAAGTCAGGAGTAAACTATGCCTTAAAGCCTTATATAACAGTAAATGAACTTTTAGCTAATAATCTTCGTGCTGTAATTGCTACTCCAAATCTCGTGTCTCTTATGTATGGCAGCGATGGGTCTATAAAAACTGATTTCGATAATATAACTTTAAAAGTTCAGACCGTAGGATTTGAAGCACCAAAGATAAAGGTAAACGGAGCAGGATTTAGTCAAACTGATCAGACCGCTCAGACAAGTTTTAGTGCAATTGCTTCAGAGCCTCACTCTGTAACTTTGCACAGTGCTGCGAATGACGGTGCAAATCCAATTACTTTTGCTGGTGGGGCTCTTGTATTCACTGTAACTATAGAGGAGACAGAAGATTCAAGTATAACAGCTACAGAAACTGTTACTATTACAAAAGCGCAGGAAGAATCAGGCGGAGCAAGCAGAACAGCTTCAGGGTATCTATACTATAATACTCAGCAGGCAAATGCACCTTCCGCTCCTTCTAATTCAAGTGTAGCCTACAACTGGTCGACAGGACTAATGTCGGGCGGTGTAATAGGCACAGGCGCTACAAACTGGAATCAAATCGCTCCAACTGCTACAGGAGGAACGAGTGGATCCAAAATGTGGTACATATACTACAATGTAGTGCAGTCAGATCCTTCTGATAGCACAACTCAGCCTTCCTTTGGTACTGCAGTATATGCGGCAACAAACTTCACAGGGCTTGTAAGATTTACCGGCACAGGTGCTGTTGAAGACGGCTCTGGAAACGGATTAAGTTTTGGATCGAGTGGTACAACAGAAATTGATGGGGCAAAGATTACAACGGGTACTATCAATGCTAATCGTATTTCGTTAAGCTCTTCTGTCCATAATACAAGTGATCTAAATAATAATTCTGGATTTTTAACATCTCATCAATCTTTGGCAGCGTATATAACAACGAGTGCAGCAAATAACGCCTTTGCAACTATAGCTGCAGTAAACAGTGCTGCAAGTGCTGCGAGTACCGCAGCAAGTGCTGCAGCCGCCGCACAAAGTACAGCAAATACAGCAAATACTACAGCTAATGCTGCTATACCTCAAACTCATCAAATACTTGCAGATACAACAGCCTTTTTAAGTAATGAAGGGGTTGGTTTTAAAGCAAACTTAGTTTCAGACATAAAAGATGAAATTAACACAGATGTTGCTGCGGGGAATCAAGGCACTTTACTAGGACAGTTTGCAAGTGCATTAACATCAACAGGTCTTATTTTGGAGAGTAATTTCTACGATGCAGACGGGACAACCGTCAACTCTACATTTAAAGGTCAGCTAACGAGCGCGGGTTTAGCATTAAGTGCGGATACCCCTTTCGGAGACGCTTCTACAACTATTGGGGCAGGAAGACTTAAACTTCAGGCAAGCACTTCAGGAACTAACACAAGTAGAATTATGATAAGTGCGGTAACAAATACGATAAAGATATATGACAGTGGAACTTTGCGGGTGCATATAGGTGATTTAAGCGATGTTACCGATGAATCATAGATTTAACCACCAAAAAATAAAACTTGACTAAATAGGTCCTTTGAGATATAATTTCAAAATGGAGAAAATACATGAGTGCAGGAACATATAACTTAGTAATCGACCAAGGCTCCGACTTTGCCTTAGACTTGGTGGTTAAGCAAGCAGGAACAGCTCTAAATCTGTCCAACTACTCTGGGCGGGCACAGCTGCGCACAACTCACTCTGCTTCTTCTGTAGCGGCAAGCTTTACTGTCACCGTAACAAATGCAGCAAATGGTGCATTAAAAATGCAACTTCCTGGAAATACTAGTAAAAATATAGCTGCAGGACAATATGTTTATGATTTAGAAATATTTACTGCAAATGACTCCATTGTAAAACGAATAATACAGGGAGACGTAACTCTTACGCCCGAGGTAACAAGATGAGTAGTCAAACTACTTTGGAGATTACGGAAGACGTTACCGACGTAGCTATCACAGGGGACACTCTAGAGGTGTCTATTACGGATGATGTTACTACAGTTCAGGCGTATACTCTTGCTGTTCCTTTTGAAGTTCCTGGGCAAATTACAGCAAATAATGTGACTGTTACTCCTTACAATACGATTGCATCTACAAACTTACAAACAGTTTTACAAGGGTTAGCAGACCAAGATTTTCGTGGTACTTCTGCTCCAAGTGGCTCAACTGTACAAGAGGGGGATACTTGGTACGACACAGACGATGACCAATTAAAAGTCTATAGAGAAACGAGTTCAGGGAACTTTGCATGGGTTCCTATAATGGTAGGAAACATCTCACCCGACTCGGACACAATAGACGCAGGATCCTACTA